CGTCTGACACCATTGTCGCCCAATTTCCCACAACATCCAAGAGAATTGCCGTCCCAGCCGAAGTGCTGTCAAGCGGTACAACATTGCTTGACGCTGACACCAGAAGCTGCGGCTGCATATTTTTAAACACAACCTGGCGTCCAGTGTAGGCCGATGGCGTTGGCAGGGTGACAGTACAAGTCGAGCCTGACTTGTTGTTGATGACCCAAGACTCGCCATCCGCTAAAGTGAAATCCGCAGTCTTGGTAACCGGCGCTGAAATGGTAGATGTTGCCCAAGATGGCACGCCAGCGGCAACGGTTAACACTTGCCCCGTTGTCCCTACCGGCAGTCTTGTCAGCGTGGTCGTGGTGTTCGCATACAGCAAGTCGCCAACAGCGTAGGAGGCAACCCCCGTACCGCCATTGGCCGCAATCAGTGTGCCAGCAAGCGTTACAGCGCCCGTGGTGGCCGTTGCAGGGGTTAGGCCACTGGCGCCGCCCGACCAGCTTAAAACGCCTGCGTTGGCAACAGTAATTGTTCCTGACCCATTGGTTACTGTGATGCCCGTGCCAGCAGTCAAAGTTCTTAGCGTGTACCCAGTTCCATTGCCGATCAACAACTGGCCGTTGGTGGGGATAGAACTTAGCCCCGTACCGCCGCTAGTGACGGGCGTAATTCCAGTGCCCGTGCCTGTAATTACATACAGGTTGTAAAAAAACCTGTACCACTCCCTAGACATCAGCCCTGTTTTTTGGTCAAGCAACGCAACACGGGGGGCCGTGATTTGCGTGATATTGGGCGTTGTAGCCATTATGAGTTTGTGGGGCTAATCAATATTTCAGCGCCCATGATGGCCGTTTTAACTGGATCAGTCATTGACACTTCGTAAACACGGTCGCGCAGCTTGAGCGTCATGCCAAGCCTGCGCCAAAAGACGCGGCGGTAATACTCGCCGATCTTGCCCATCTTGCTCAAGTGCTCATTCGACCAAGTGTGACCGCCATCGTCAGAAAAGCGCAGCATGATCTCAGGGTCGCTGCCTTGGCCGGTGATCAGTCCAGTGCCCGACTCACAGTCCAGTTGTAGGCTGTGCTGCGCCGTGCGTTTGAGGTTGTTTTGGCCCGTTGGCAATGCTCTCCATGACCGCAACCACTTTTGGATGCCGCCATTGTCAGCGTACACGTCCAAGTCAAGGGTATAGATGTTGCCGCTTTCATAGTCGCCCACTACCGTATTGCCGCCAAAGTTGCATTGGCAGTTGCTGCGGTGGCGGGTGAATTGACCCGTTGCGGTGTTCCAGCCAGCGCGTTCGTGCCACGCTTGCGTAGCCACATCGTAGACCCAAGTGGCGTTGGCCGAGGGGAATGTCAGCACATAAAAGGCATGGCCTTCTTGCTGGTAGGTGTAGGCCACCGCGTCCGAGATGTTGCCGTACTGAGCAATGGCGTACTCAATAGCGTGCGTAGAAACGCGGACGCCAGTGTAGCCGTTGGCGCGGTAGACGATGCCCTGCCCACGGGCATCCGTGCCGAGCCAGAACAGGCCGTTGTCGAGTTTGGCGATAGAGAACGCGGCTACACACCCAATTTCGTTAAAAGCGCCTTGGATGCGCGTTAAAGGGAAATCAGTCTGCCCAGCGTTGTACCAAACTTCAATTGAGTCAGTGCCAAACAGCCATGCTTCGCGGTGGTCTACATTGACGGCAACCAGCCCGTCAGGTGAGCCTTCAGCAGATGCAAAGTCAAGCGGGTCAACTGAAGTGCCATCAAGCAATTCAGTCACCCAAATTCTTTGGGAGTTTGGCTCGTTAAAGACAAAATACCCGTCAAGGTAGCCCACGGTCACAGCGCCTGGAAAGTCGGGGTCAGTAATTTGGGCGAATACGTTGGTGACTTCGTTGTAGATAAATCCATCGGGGTTGCAAGCCAAAAAGATTTGCGTGCCATTGTCAGCAATCGATACCGGCCCAGTGCCGTTTACATCGCCCAGCTTTGTGGGTGTGGCGGTCAATCCGGTGACTTTGTAGAACTCAGTGCCCGACACAACATAGAAGTCGCTGCCGTTGGTCTGGTGCGCCCACAGCGCCCGAATCGGGCCGGTGCCTATGGTTTGCTGGAATTTAAGGCCAGGGGCGCGGTTAAGAAACCCAGGCTCCTTGCCGCCCTCGGGGACAATTTCGGGGAACAGATTGACCATGCGGTTGTCGGCAGCGTTGATGCTGCGGGCAACGTAGCTTGATCCAAGGATCGGCGTCTTCATCAGTAATTGCCAGCATAGATGTTGAACCGCTGCCGAGTCGCCACAATGGCGTAAGGCATTGACATCACATCGTCAGGGTTGTTGATGCGTTTCAAGTTGCGCTTGCTGGTCATGGCAATGCGCTGCACTTGGGGGCTTGGCTCAACGCCAAACTCAGGTGCAATCTCCATCGCCAAGTTGTAGGTGAATGCACGCAAGTAGCCTGGCGGGAATAGCAAGTTAGTCACCAGCGTGGCTGGGTTGCTCAGTTCTTGCACCGAGATAAAGTGCCATTCCAGATCGCGTGTGGGGCGCGGGTAGATGGACATTGTGACATCGGGGAATCCCATGTTCACAAAGATCACTTGGGGGTACGTGCTGGTTACGGTCTTGACCGCAATGCCGTTGTACTGCTGCTGGTTGATGAACTTGATGCCAAACGACACGTTCGTGCCAGGGTCACGGAAATAAGTCGCCTCGTCCAGCAGCACGGGACGCAGGCCAATAAAGTTACCAGTAGGGCCAAGCGTGCGGATGTACTCGCCAGCGGGCCATGTAAAGACTTGATCTTGTGTGCAAAAGACAGACAGGCGCTCAGTGTTCCATGAGTCGATCATCTGATTCATCGCCATCAAACTGTCTTGCATGACAGATGCCGATGACGTTTCGCCTTCGGCTAGCACACCAAGCAGCCGAAGCGCTCTGGTTATCTGATCGCCCGCCGTGTAAATCGCCATGATCAGACTCCTTCGGCTACAGCCTTACGTGTGTATTTGCGCTTGACTTCTAGCGCATTGACCGCTACTTCAGCCTCAACTGCCGGTGCGGGTGTGTCAGGATTGTAGCGTGTCCAGCCGTTTGTTTCATCAAACACGGCCTCAAGTTCCATCGTGGCAACTTTGGCCCCGTGGACGGGGTGCTGAAGATAAATGTTCATAGAAAAACGGGGGCCGAAGCCCCCATTTGGTTAGGATGCTACCAATGGAACAGAGTACCACTGTGTGGTGGAAGATGCCACCAACAATGAACTGGTAAGGTTTGTGATGCTATACGCACCGTTGGCCGCAACTGCATTAACTGCCCCGCCAGTGGCGGGATAGATATTCAGCGCTCCGGCAGCGGTGTTTTTAACAATGACTACCATACCAGCAACAGCCGTAGGCAATCTAACGCCTTTTGTGCCGTCAGCAGCAGAGACAACGTTCAAACCTTCAGCTAGCGCCGCAGCATTGCCTTGAGTACTGCCCGCCGCCGCAACAGCAGCAACAGGAAGACGAATGGCGCCGGTTGAAGTGGCCGCTATGGTTGTGGCGGTTATGGTCGTAGCGGTTACCGCTTGCAACGCTGACGCGCCGGTAACGGTTACGCTATCAAATTCAGGGTCGCTATACGCAACGCCTACAGCTTTTGTATTTGGCATGATGTTTCCTTAAAAACGGGGCCGAAGCCCCATTCGGTTTAGGCAATGCGGTACGCAGTCCAAGTACCATCGCCGGTTTTACGAGCGAGGAACCGGCCCGAAGTGCTTTCCAGCACAACAGGGTTGCCAACAATTGTCCAGCCTGTGCCAACGGCAACAGTGACTTGGAAAGAAGCGTCAACGACCACAATAGCAAACTCAAATGCAGCGTTTACTTTAGCTGCGCTGCTGATGTCAGCTTCCACCAGCGCCACGGTAGGCAAAGTGGCAGTAATGTCAGCAGCAGAATCGCTAGTAAACAGACCGTTTGCCAGTTGGGCGGCCGTCAAAGTTGCATCAACAGTCAGGGCCGTAGGAGCGCCTTGAACAAACAGTTGGGCTTCGCCGGTATTGCCGTCACCAAGCTGGTAGCCACCAGCGCCATTAGGGAGTGCCATGATAATTTCCTTAAAAAAGATTTAAAAAACGCCCCCGAAGGGGCATTAGGTTTAGCCCCAGATGCGGCAGGCCATTTGTGGACGGATGGTGCTGAAGCCGTACAGAACGTCAATACGGCAAGGCATACGGTCGTTGTTGATGTCGTACTGACGAACAACGCGCAGGCTGATACCGTTGTGAACGGCACGTGCAGCCATGTCAACGCCTTGTGGGAGCAACAGGTC